GTGAATTGTAATACGACTCACTATAGGGCGACATCGAGGTGCCAAACCATTGATTTCAAGTATATCATCACGAATGTTTTGATTACGCTTTTCTGTGTTAAGCACACGACAAAAGCTGTTGGTAATAACCGCAGTGTAGAAGGCAAAAGGATTTGCGGACTTGGCTTCATTAAAACGCAAACCAACATAAGTGAGTTGTAGAATAGCTGAGTTTTGCATTTCATCACGATAGGTATAACCACGCCAATTGTACTTCATGGCATATTTTTCACACATCATCATATACATGTGTGCTAGTTTTTTTGTTACCTGACCTTGATCCTTTGAAAACGATCCGGAATCTAATTCACCGATCCAATGGCTCTTGCCAACACACTTGAACGTGTTGGTGGCATCAATTTTATAATGCTGAAATGGTGGAAAGTTAACTTTGACATGAACCATGTCATCAACTTCTGCTTTGGTATTTGTATCTTCTAAATCAGCAAAAATCTCATCGGGATCCGGTTCCTCGAACTCAAATATATCTTTTGCTGTTTTCTTTTTGACTGTTTTGCGTGGTTGTTTTGGTGCTACGGGTATATGTTCCCAGGTCATTACACGAAAAACAAGATCAGTAATGGGAATAGAGATTGGATCAATAGTTCCTTTTGCGAGACCTTGTTCTGCGTCCATCCTAGCTGCACGGGTTTCACGGGCTTGTTGAATAGTTTCTGGTTTAAGGATGTATTCAAAACTGTTTTCCATTGGGGAATGGGGCAGATCAACGATCAAATCGTATCTGTGATATTCAGAATCAGTGAATTTGCAATAGGTATTTTTACTATCGTGAATTTCTTTTAGGATATCTTTGTTGTTTAGGTAGTTTACTTTTTTGGTTGGTGTCGTAGTTGTCATAAGTTCCATTATTTGTTTGAGGTATGATAGCACAACTGTAGCATGAATACAACTATGCCGTGCATAAAAGGTAAAGGTAGCGTTATTATTTACCGATAAATACATATAAGGATAACACTATATTATGGCAAACATTACGATTACCGCCGGCGGCGTGGCGTTAACAGTCTCTAAAACTGCTGACGGAAGTCTTGGTTCGTTCACAAGTCAGTTCCCCGGGCAAGCATTCGACGGGTCAGGTGGGTACGGTAATGCCGGTTTCAAGTTGACAGAGGCCTCGCTAAATAGTGCAATAAATGATAGTCTAAGTCAGAAGAATTTCTTTACTGGCCAGTCAATGCAGGCCCAAATTGACTTAGGTAAACTACAACGTGATCCCTTTTCAGTAATGGGTGACCCGGTAACACAGGAGAGAATCGACTGGTTTACCAAAAACTACCAATCTAAAATCGCAAATGCAAATCGAAACATAGCGATGTATGATCAGTTAATTGCTACGAGTTCAGATTTGCTGGCAAATTTGCCCAGCATTACAGCACAATACAATGCAGCAAATCCAGATGGCGCAATAAACAATACGACAGGAACAGGTAAACCTACTCCTATGCAAAGCGATGCAGTAGAACCAAATGGTGCGCCTAAACCAGATACCGTCGTACAAAATGTTCAGCCAGCACTAACAACCAATCCGTCATCCGCTAGTACAATTCCAGCCCCAACTGATACGGCTCCGCTTACTGTGGCACCCGCTTCCAATTCACCAAATGTAGCACAGGATGCAGCCACTACTAATGCATTGGCGGATAAAATAGTCCCGCAGCAACCAATAGTGGATACTGAATTTGGAAATTTAGCAGGTGCTCAAATCGACAATGCAACTGCGACTTCAATTGACACGGCAGGTCTTGATGCAGCGATTGCTGCACAAGCAGCAATTGCAGAAAAAGAAACAATATCTCAGGCAGAAATTGATGCCGGAGTTGCCCAAGCGATTGCCGATCAAATCGCTAACCAATCAGATGTTAACCCGAATGATGACCCAGTTGCGGCGGTTGAAGAACAGATCACACGGGACGTTGAGGATATTGCCCCACAGGTGGAAATTGATCCAAATGATGATCCGTTGGCTGATGCACAGGCATTGGACGCGGAAGCGTTTGCACCACAGGTGGAAATTGATCCAAATGATGATCCGTTGGCTGATGCACAAAATCAAGTTACGGCAGATGCTGAGGCTATTGCACCGCCTCCCGAAGATGAATCTACTTACAATGGAGTAACAAATAGCTTACTCAAAGCACAATCCAGTGCCACCGCACAGGATGTCAGTAATTTCAAACAAAAAGAAGATTGGCGAGTAAGACTGAGTTTGGCACCTCGATGTCGCCCTATAGTGAGTCGTATTACAATTCAC